AGGCATTTGGAACATGTATTTCACCATGTTCTTGTAAGGAATCTGATACAGATTACTCTTATCCTCGTGGTCACCAGGCAGGAAACCAATCTCTCTGGTAGGAACCAGGGAGCGGACCATATAGATCTTCTCATAGGGAGACTCAGGATCCAGCACCTGCTGCATGGCAAGGTAGAGACTGATGAATGTCTTACCCGTACCAGCAGCACCGTGCAGAACTAAGTTCTTGCCCTCGGCGTAAGCATTGAAGACCTTTTCCTGATTATCAGTTAGCGGTTCGATCTGTTTGAGGTGGTCAAGGTTGATCGGTTTCTTCCGTCTCATTTGTTTGGCTGTCATACCGTTCATGTTCGGAGTCTTCTGACGCTTTCGAGTTGCAGGCATATCAAGTGTAGTTCGAGAGATTAGCACCAGGGTGAGCTGATTGGATCTTTTGCATTACGCTCTTGAATCCATCAGACTGCTTAGGAATACCATAGGTAGTACCATTGATTTGATTACCAAAGTACCTTTCTAATTCTGGGTGCTCGTCTTTGTATTTATCGAGGTCGTGAATTGAAAGTCTAACTTCAATGATCTCATCAGTTTCTTTGTTTCTAAATTCGTAGGTAGGCATATCACCTCTTGTTCGTTGGTAGTGGTGTAGCAAATAAGATAGTTGCTGACGGAACAGATGCTTCAAAGAGGCGCTTGGCCTCTTGCTGATGAGATGCATCGATTCTTTTTGTGAACCTTTTGTTCCCCGAAGCGGGGATCTTGTAGGTGATCTCGTAGGGATACTGTTTCATTAGTCAATCCTCAATGATGGTTGAAGGCAGTTGCACTCGTCGAGGTGCTGAGAGCATCCACAGTCCCCATCAGGGCACCATTCCAGCGCCTTGGCGGTGTCTGGAAACTGACAGATGAAGTGCTGCCTACACATCTCTGCAATCTCCATGTGCTCCTTCTGAGTGCCATGTGCAGACCTCAGATCAATATAATGGATCCATGAACGCACTGATCCCGTCATGTAGAGTCTGGTGGGTGTTGCCAAGGGGAGCACAAAACGAGCACACTCCTTTGCAATATCGTCATCAAGCATCTGCTTGTAGAGATCCATACCTTGCTTGAAATGATTCTGAATCAGAATCTCATACTTCTGTTTAGTCCAAGGATCGATGTCATCAATAGAGTTCTGCCTGTTCTTAGTGTCCTGACGACGAAGTTCAAATAGAGGAATATCATCTGCCAGCATAGAACTGTCAGCATACCGCTGGGAGAACTCTTGATATGTGAACGAACGGTGCCTCAAAATTTGAGCTGCCAGTCCACGAGTGGTGTTGATTTCCAGGGTCATGTGTGCTTGCTCAAACACAGACCAGTGTCCATGCTTGATACAATATCCAAGGAGACCAGCAACCTTAGGGTTGTCCTGATTATTGGGGTTGCTTACACGAGCAACATACCCCATAGTTTTTTCTGCATCAGGAGTTACAGTTACAAGACATACTTTTTGATTCATTTCAATAACACACGGGACAGAATGTAGATACCTACTGACTGAACGTATCCTATCACAGGAAGTCCAAAGAGTGCAGGCATACACACATTCCATGCTGCCCACACAACGAAGGGTGCAAAGATGAGTCCGAGAAGACCGATGGTAGTATTCACTGCCATCTGCTTCGCTTCACTGCTAGGTTCTTCCTCTTCGTTCTCAGGTTTATTTAATTTTACTGTGTAAACTGAGTTGTTCATTTCTTTTTCTTATCAGGACCTTTGTTACCCCACAGTTTAGGGTTTACTCTTCCTTCTGTCTGCGTCATGTTAATTAAATCATGACGGTAGTGGTCCCAATAATAATCGAAGATGTCAACTCGCTTAGGAGCAACAGCAATATCGAACTTAGTGATTCCATCTTGCAGGTATTCAATCAAATACGCTGTGTAAGGAAGAGTTCTATCTTGACCCATTGATGGGTCACAATCCTTGTAGATTATATTAATCTTCAAGATCTCCCGCCCCACTGGATTTGTGGGAACGCCTCAGAGACACATGCTTTGGTGACCTTGTAACGCTTACCCAGTTCCTTGTCCTTGGCCTTGATGACGACCTCTGCCTCATCAGGATGCAGACCTTCCAGCAGTTGAATGAACATCTGTTCACGCTTCATACCACTGATGTTAGAACCACCCTTGAAGAAGTGGTGGAGGAGACGTGCTTCGTGTTCCAGTTTGGTGTGCTCAGTGCCAGCAGGTGCTTCGTTCTTATTGAAGGGAGGAGCACCCTCAGGTAGCAAAGAGACCACGCTCTCATCGTAGTTGATGATGAGCACAGACTTTAATGCTGCACTCTCATGGTCTTTGAGGATCTTGATCTTTTCTGCTTTGGTCTTTGCGTTGTGTGCCTTTTGCAGAATTTCGGAGATTAGCAATTTCATTTCAAAAATCAGTAATGTTGTCGAGCATCTCATTCAACTCATGACGAGCAAAATAGACGTAGAGTTGACCCCTGGCTGGGGGTTCAGAAGATTCAAACATATTTATGATGTCTGTATGAACCTCCTCAGGAATGTAATCGAAATCAATTAGTTTCCTATTACGTTCATAGTTAACCAAGGTCTCGTTGTTGCAGAACTCTTCGGGGGATTGGTCAACCCAGCGAGCGAGTTTAAGTTTGGAGATAGGACGTTGCCTTTTCTCCTCCACAAACGTGTCATCATCAGACAGATAGTTGGGGATGCCATCACCTCGGTCGCCCTTGATGATGTGCTCCAACAGATACTGCTTTGGATCTTCACATTGTACAAACTTCTTCTGAATAGGATTGTATTGATCAACAAATCTATACTTTTGAAGTTGTTGAAAGTCTTTGTCGCCAGACAGGATTAGAACTTTCTGTGGGGGTTGCATGTTGTTCTGCAACCTGATGTTTCTGTATGCCTGATCCTTGACCAGAGTTGCGATGATATCATCTGCTTCTGCACCATCAACATCAATGACTTTGTATGGAAGATACTCTCGGATCTCATCACGAATGTGATTCAGAACTTCAAAGATCTCATTCCAATCAAGTTTGGACTTCTCACGATCCCTCTTACGGGTGCCCTTGTAGTAAGGGAACTCTTTACGACGCCAGTAATTCTTACTGTCATAACAAAGGACCAGTTCACCATACTCCTTACCAAACTTACTGCGATAGAAACGCAGAGAGTTCAGTACCATATGGCGGACCAGTCCTTCGCTGATAGTTGTAGATGTACTCGTCAAGGAAACCATCAGGTTGCTGATGCAAACCTGATTCATATCAACAAGGATCATTAGACCTCAATCGTCTTCGTCATACATCATATCATCTTCGTCATCGATGTGCAAGTAGATGAGAGGTTGGTCAGTTAGAGCACCGTCCTCATCGTACATCTCTGGATGCATGACGACCCTTGCATAATCTGCACGGTCTACCCAAACGTCAAAGACATGCTTCAAGTTCCAGGAAGCAATGAATCCCAAAACGAAACTTCCAATCGTGAGGAAGAAGGCGATGTAAAGAAATGAAGCATCAGCCATGGTGTTCCTCCTATTTTAATCCTTAACTATTTATTGTTAGTTTCCTGACAATATGCAAGGGGATAGATATTGTCAAGAATTTCTGTGAACATTGAATCACTCTCACCAGATCTAGCATAGTCTTTCTGCTGTGCTTTACGAACAGCAGAATAGATATACTGATAATGACGTTCAGTTAGGTTCATTTCTTACGAAGTTTAGTTCCAGGTTTGCGTCCTGGTTTACGCTCAGCATGGTATTTCCATGCGTCTTCAAGTATACCGTAGAGGTAATCCTTGATCTTTCGTGCTTTGGGTTTAGGGATGTAACCATATGCCTCACGAAGAGTCTTGTCACCTCCCTTAATGTAACCTTCCAGATCAAGGATTACCTCGTTCAGTTGTGCAGCAGACGTAGATTCAATGAACTCATTGACCTGACGACGTGTCCACTTGTTTGTTTTTAAGTATGGATATAATTTGAAGAGAAATTTCTGCTCGGTCATGGCAAGATCAATTGACTTGTCAATCAATTCGTAGAGTTCTGCTTCGTTAATTGCACTCATCACAAATACTTGTTCTCTCTCAGATATTTAATGGACTCAGTGCAACCACCAGTCCGTTGTCCATTGATCAGAACCTGGGGGAAGGTTGCTGCTTGTCCAAACTCACGCTTGAATTGATCACGAGTGAACTGTTGGTCGAGGACGTATTCAATATACTCCCATCCTCTCATTCTGTAAACCTCTTTAATTTTTGTACAATAAGGGCAACCAGGACGTGTATAGATTACGGTGCCACCAGGAGTCTTTGCCATGTCTTAATAAAGATAGAGAATAAAAAAGGGGAGCAATGCTCCCCCAGTATATATTATCGGTTGTCTAATCAGAAGGCGAACTTGACGCCTGCCTTGGTGCCGTAACCAGTGTCACCACCGTCAACGGTTGCGAACGAGACTTCGCCGTACAGGGACAGACGCTCGGTAGCAGCGACGCTCAGACCGCCCTTGCCACTGAATTCAGTGGTGGTGGTGCCGCCGTCGGGGCTGACCAGGCTAGGACCGCCTTGGACATACCAACCAGCGTTCTCACCCAGAGCACCTTCGTAACCGACGTGCAGGTCGGTAGTCGTGCCAGAGTAATAGTTGCCAGAGAAACCGCTGATGGCTTCAACGTTCACATAAGGACCTGCAAGAGCAGCGCCAGCGAACAGCGGGGCAGCAGCAGCGG